TAAATTTTTTATCTTGGAATCTTAATTTCTGTGCAACAATATTATAATCTTTGTCATAGTAGTTTGCGATATGCACAGGCTTACCATTGTAAGTACCTGTTTGATAATTAAACTTCTTACAAGTTTCACTATCAATTTTTCTACTTGGTAACGCTTCTACTATTCCTTCAATCATATCTTTAAATTCTGTTTTAATTTTTACTTCTGGTAACTCTCCATTTAATTTTTTGTACTGTTGGCAACCGAAACAATAAGTATGGTCTTCCCATACGCCTAGATTGTCTCGACTGCCACAGTTCTCACAAGGACTATGATGGAGAAACTTAGTATTCATCTTCTTCAAGTTCAGGAAAGTCTTCTGCTTCTAACTCAGCTAAATCAGCTTCGTCAGTTAACCCATCTTGAAATTTATAATTTTTTATATTCTCATGTAGTAAATAATCTCTGACACTAAAGTTTGGACAAGTTTTACTTTCGTCTAACTCATAGTGTCCAACAATTCTAGCTTCAGGATATTTAGCGACTAACTCATTAAGAGTGTCATATAAACTTTGCCATTGTTCAGCAGTAAAGTTATCTTCTGGTTTACGCCAGTCATCTTCTTTAGCACCACCTATTAAACAAAGGCCATAAGCCATGTGGTTGTAACCTTTGACGTGAGCCTGAACAGCATCATCTGCTCTACCTTGTTCTACAGTTCCATCTCTTTTAATAACTTTACCATAGCCAATTTTAGACCACCCAAATTCTCTGTGTACTCTATCAATCTCTTTAGCACCCCAATCTTGTGAAGGTCTAGTTTGAGAACAATGAACCACTATGTATTTAGTTTCTTGTCTTGCCATTTTGTTTTTCCTTAATTTCTTTTAGCCATTCTTTTGGGAATGTTTGTTGTGTTGAGTAAATACAATGATATGGAAAGTTATTAAGTTCACACCACTTGCCATAAGTAGTGAGACTTTTCTTACCTATCTTTGTCTTAGCATTTGAAAAGATAAACCTAATATCTAATTTAGGATTTTGCTTCTTAACAAGTTTCATCTTCTTCCTATCGGCACTATTAAAAGCACCTTTGGTTTCTATGATAAATGCACCCTTAATTGGAAAATCAGGTCTATAAGTTTTTTTAACTTCAGGTTGGAAGTAAGTAACTTTTAAACTTTCATATTTAAAAGCACAGTTTTCATTAGTTAAATAATGATAAACAACTTCTTCCAATCCTGATTTTAATGTAACGTCTTTAGAAATCTGTACTCGTTTGAACTTCTGCCTGTGGTACATTATTCATCTCCTCTACTGACGTTTTATTTTCGTAGCCATCTTCTTTAGCAAATAAATCCATTTGCTTACCTTCGACTAACTCTATTATTTGAACTGCTTTAAGTTGTGCTGTTACTCCTGCACCTAACGCAGGTGAGTAATAATTTCTCAACACATAAGCAATCTTCATCTTAGAGCCACCCCAGATATTACAAGAAGTTGGATTAAGAGGATTTTTCTTTGCATCAAACAGTAAAGGTCTTTGACTAAAAGGTTCTTTAGTTTTTCTGTTGATACCAGTTGCTTTCATTTTATATTTGAAAACTGCAAAGCCATCTTCAACTGAATATGGTTTAGGTGCTAACTTCACCTTCTTACCATTTAACTTTTGTTCAGCTTCAGAAATACTACTTTGTATAGCTTTCTCATATAAAGCAATCATACCTTTAGCTTTATCTTCAGGTATTTTTAGGTTTACTTTGTATTCACCATTTTCGTTAAATTTAACGTCAGGTCTATTTAAGTGTGGATAAAGTGCTTCACCCAATTCACTTACATTTGTGGCTTCATTCATATTGTACTCCTATGGTTAATTGTTGTATTAGCCATTAGGGGAACTTAATTGATACATGTGTCGATGACATTTGTTTAAAAAAACTATACACAGAAAAATACAGACTTTTTAACGTCTTCCAAAACCAGATTGCCTTTTGCAGGTATAGGTGGAAATTTCTTTTGATTTTTTTCAGATAACATTTGCTTCATTTCTATAGCCCAGTTTGCTAGTACATCTTGACTATAAATTTCACAAAATGCTTCACGCAATGCTAAAGACATTTTATCACTATCTGGTGAAAGAGTTCCAAAGCTATCGTGAATAAGACTAAATGTATCTACACCAAGTTCTGATGCTTTAACTACTGCTAGACTTAATACTGATGAGTCTAATTGATGAATAAGATTTGGACAGATAGATTGTTGTGTCTTCCTACCATCTATTTTATCTGTCATAGAACTTATAGAAAGTTTAATTATACTATCACCCATTCTAGTCTTCACTCTTTTACTTTCCTTTTTATATACTGACATAAAAACTGGTAAACCAAGTGGACTTGTCCAAGATACAGGTAAGTTTTCTGATGCAACTAATTTTGCTACAGCTTTGATAAACTTCATAATTTCTTTAGCACCAACAATTACATCATTAATACTTGCCCAAACTATTTTAGTTAACCAATGTGTTGAATGGAATAAGTCATCACCAAACTCATGTTGCCTATTATTTTCAATCAGTTCTTTCTCTACGTGAGCCTGAATGTAGGTTCTACAAGAGTATTGAGTAAGACTGTAAGGTAGACACATCACAGGTTTCTTGCATATTTTCCTATCTATTCCATAGTCTAACCATTGTTTAGCTAAATGCTTATGTTCATCAGGTGTAAGTTTTCTAGCTTTGCTTTTTGTATTTTTACTCTCAGGTAAACCTAGTTCACCAGTTCTTTTAATGTCCTCTAACTTGTCTATAACTTTTTCTGCAACTGCAAGATAAACGTCATTAGGTCTGTTAGAAGGTATTAAGTTAGTAGCTTTACCACCTACTTCATCTCTCATCATTGCTGAGTAATGTTGTAGGCCTGAGTTAGAACAATCAGAATGTATTGGTAATGTAGTTATAAACTTTGGGTCAAAGTCTGTATTAGCAAAGTCTCTGTATTCAATACACCAAGCTAAAAAACTATAAGGCTTATCTGCTTTAGTCCAGTAAGTATCTTCTAATGGTGAGTTAGCTGTACTTATAATTTTTTCTGCATTATCAATTACCCATTGTCTTCTTGATGCTAATTCAAGTTTATCTGTTTCACCAAATAGACCTGCACCTGCAACTGCAAAGTTATCAAATGCTTCATTGCTACCCATCGGTTTACCAAATCTAAATTTAAGTAATGCTCTAGCATAGTCAGCACTCTGTGGTGATAACATCGTAGATTTTGGATACACACGACCTCTAAAGTCTAGCTGTTGGCAATACCATATTCCTTTATCAAGATAATCTTTAGCTTCTGCCAATATCTGTCTTACCTGAATAAATTGTGATTTTGCTTTTGCTCTATCTTTATAAACAGTAGACGCTTCTCTTTTCCATTTAGTTTTAGCTTCTTTGTTTGTAGCTATATCAAATGGTTTAGGTGGTAATGGTATATCTTCTGGGTTAATTGGTAGTTTACCTAATTGGTAACTATTCATAACGCAGGTATTAAATACATCAAATACAGGTTTATTAATAACCCACTCAGTTCTCTGCATTATATTTACTGCATCACTTACAACAGGAAACTCATGCCACCTATTGTTTAGTTCTTCTAAATATCTTTTATTTGTTTGCTTTATGAAATTGTAGTGCATCTGCTATCTCCTCTGGTTTATTTTCCTTGTTAAATCTTTTGCCATAATATCCACCTGAAAATGGTGAAGTCCAATCACGTGGTGGTGCTACCATTGGTTTGTAGGTGGGAAACAAAAGTTCGTTTCTGATATTAAAGTTCTTAATCTCCTCAACAATCAATGCTGTTGGCTCAATAAAAGTAACTGTTTTATTTTTCTTTTGCTTTCTATTCTGATGTTTGACTAATCCTAGCTTCTCAAGATAACTAAGCATTTTCACACCTAAGTGTAACTTCTCTACATTAGTCCAATCATCAAATTTAAGACTGCTTCGGTTCATCATATAAGTCCAAACCTTAGCCTTGTATTTGTATCTATTGGTCTTTTGAGGAATGTTTTTATCTGCTAACTTCCTAACTGTTTTGAGATAGTTTTCTTTGTCATTCTCCTTAAAATGAGTAATTCTGGCTTCGTGCATAAGCCCAATACCAATATTAATAGCTAGTTTATTAATAGTGACTGTATTGGAGATACCATCAATCGTATTCTTTAAGACTATGAGAGAACAAGTATCCCAAACACTAGGACTTTTGTCTAAAAATACCCCATTATCAAAAGCCTTAGAAGGTAGACATTGGCATATAATTTTAAGTGCTGTTTGATGGTTACCTGCTGTGCCAGTAGTCATCAATTTAATGTCATCATTAATCATATTAGACAATACATTGATGTATTTCTGCTGAAGGACTAGACCATATAAGGTTGTGCCTTCCTCACGTCTGGCTTTGGCTTTATCAACCTCTAAATGGTATCTTTCTTTTCCACCTCTAAGCATAGCTTCTTCATGCTCTAATTCTTTTTGAATTACTGCTAATTGGTCTTCTTTGTTATTGTACTTGCCACCTACTCCAACTCTGGCCAATTCTTCTAATTGTTGTTGTAATGCGGACTTATGTGTTTCTGCGGACATTGTGAGAACATCTCCTTGTAAGATAACGACCCATGTGTGCGTCTACGAGTGGTTTTTGTAAATCGTCTACAAGACCACCACAGATGTGTCGTTGAGGTTAAATTGAAAAAACACCTAGTGCTTAAATAATAATTGTCACAAGTGTTGTTGAGATGAAAAGTGTGGTTCTTCCTAAGACCACTACCTAATTGTTTTTTCTTATAAACCACACTTTCCATATTTGCAATCGTAGACGAAGTAGTCGTTTCGTAGACGATTGAGTAGACATTTTTATCTACATTTTCTTTGGTAGGGCGAAAAGGACTCGAACCTTCACCTCTTGCGAGACCAGTTCCTAAGACTGGCGTGTCTACCAATTCCACCATCGCCCCAACTTTAATTTGTGGATTGATAACACTTTTCATATTTATTTCAACGCCCTTCTGCTGTTGTGACCAATCATTGAATTATCTTCATTAATTGTGTCTTTACTATCATCATCTCTGCCATTGCATAATGCCAACATTGCATTTTGAAGTACAATAGAACTAGACTTTGTATAGTAAGTTAGTGTTGTCTCAATTACAGAATGACCTGCAAGTTCCATAGTCACTTTAGGATTTACATTCTTCTCAGCTAGACGTGTAATAAAAGTATGTCTAGTTGTGTATGGTGTAAACTTTTGATTGAAGTTACACATACGAATGTACTTATCCCAATTACTACGTCTTTGAGTTGCTGATGTTGCAAACACTTTTCTGTCAGGTCTAGCTTTTGCATCTTTGATACGTCTCTTAGCTATCTCTAACATTCTAGGTGTAAGTGGCATCTCAACTGAGTAACCTTTAGTTTTACTTCTCCAAAAAGTTACTGACTTTCTACCGAAGTCGATATTGTCGATTGT